TGGGATAGCGACGGCTTGACCGAGACTACGGAAGCAAATGAGGTTGAAACGGCAGATACAGGCAGCGAGTCCTCCGTGGGAGACCAGCACGAAGAAAAAACCGCTGCAAACGATAATGCGGGTAAAGCGCCCGAACCGGAAGTATCTGAAAATGCCAAGGCAGAAACGGGAGACCAGCGTTTCAGCCTGAAAGCCTTTGACGACACCAAGGAGCTTGACCTTAGCAAACCCGAAGACCGGGATGAGGCCATAAGCCTTATGCAGAAAGGCATGGGCTTTGACCAGAAAGTAAATACATTAACAAGAAAAATCGCGGAATATGAGGAATTTCTCAAAGAGCTTGCAGAGCCTTTAGGTTTCGACATAGACCAAGTGATGGATATGACCAGAGCCAAGGCGCTTCGCATAAAGGAGACCAATGCAGGCAGAGAAATCAGCGAGACAGATGCACTTTTAAGAGTCCAGAGAGACCGAGCTGAACGGCGAAGCAAGGAGAACATACAAGCAGAAGCCGAGCAGAAGAAAAAGGATGAGGATATCGCCGCAAAGCGAGACAAGTCCATAAAAGAATTTGTGACCATATATCCGGGCGTAGACCCTAAGTCAATACCTCAGAAAGTATGGGATGAAGTGAGTCGCACAGGCGACTTGCTTGGCGCATATACACGCCATGAAAATGAAGAGCTTAAAGCTCAGATAGCAGCCATGAAAAACAACGAGAAAAACTCGAAGCGAAGCACCGGCAGCATGAAGACTGCCGGAAGCGGAAGTCACAAGACTCCGTTTGACGCTGGCTGGGATGACATCTAATCGCCATGCTTCCTCCGTTCCGCAGTATGGAGGACATATTAAATGGCAATTTATGATTACGTAACTGAAACTCAGAAGAAGGTAGAGGAAAGACTTTTCAAGGAGTCTGTGACCGAGGGCATTTTCTCCAAGCAGTACAGCTTTGCAGGAGTAAAGACCATCGTGACCAAGAGCGTTGATAACGTTCCTCTGACTCCCTACGACAGAACCCTGACCGACAACAGGCAGGAAGGCACTATCGGCAACCGCTTCGGCCCCACCATCGAGCTTGCAAGTACCAAGAACGAATACACTATGGAGCACGAAGTGAAGTACAACCTCGGTTGGGAAAAGAGCTCCAACAGTGACGAGCATGAAATCCGTACCGCAAGCTCCGTTATTTCCCGTCAGGACAGGGAAATCGTTATCCCCTACCGTGACAAGTACCGCCTGAACAAGATTGCGCTTGGCGCAGGTCTGAACCGTTACGGAATGACCACTGCCGCAGACCTCGGCAGAACCAAGATACTGGAAACCCTTCTGAAAGCCAGAGCTGAAATGGCAAACAGGTATGTTGCTATGGGCAAGCAGGTTCTCTACATCGGAGAAACCAATGCCATCGAAATGAAGCTGGCAGACCAGGTTATCGGCTCTGACATCATTTCCGAAAAGCCCATTGTAAACGGCACCATCGGCAAGCTTGGCGGCTTCCAGCTCAAGCTTATTCCCGACGATTATCTGCCTGTTGGCTGCGCTTTCCTTATTGTGACCAAGGGCAGCGCATGGAGTCCCGTAAAGGTAAAGACTTCCAGAGTAAATACCAAGCCTGAGGACTTCGACGGCACCAAGGTGCAGTATCACGAGTATTTTGACTGCTTCGTGAACAAGATGCGCGCAGACACCATCTTTGCCGGATGGACTTCCGCACAGCCCGGAGCATAAAAACCCAAGACATAAGGCGGGGCGAACTGCCCCGCCTTTTTCCAAAAGGAGCTATATATGGCTACTAACGCACAGCAGGTATTTGAGTTGGCAATGGCGCTGATGGATGAGCTGAACGAGAGCAGCGGAGAGGCCGACACCAGAGATACCAAGGAATACAAAAACAGGACTATCCCCATCCTGAACGTGCTCAGAGGCGAGGTATACCCATACTCTGACACTTACGCAAGGGACGTGGAGCAGGGCAAACGCCCTATATGCCCTATAATCATAAACTTTACCGATGATATCCACCTTGACGACTACATATGCCAGACGGTTTTACCCTGCGGCCTTGCAGCGCATCTTCTCATGCAGGAAGACCCCACTGGCGCAAACTTCTTTCAGCAGCGCTATGAGGAGCTGAAAGCCATGCTTGCCAGAGGCTTGCCCTCAGAGAGCGTGGACATAGTGGATGTATACGGCGGCGGGTACTTCCCCCACAACGAATACGGATGGTGGTAAGACATGGCAAAGATAGTTACATCATCCGATGAAAAGATTTTTCAGCTCAAAGCCTTTGCCGGTCTGCACCAAAACCCGGACGGAGATACCAAGCTCAAGTTTGGCGAAGCTGCCGCAATGCGAAACTGGAAAGTGACACGAGACGGAAACCTACAGCGAAGAAACGGCACAAAGACCGTGTTTACTCTTTGCGAGGGAGAGCCGGTGCGCGGTATGTGGACAGGCCACGTAAAGGAGAAAGAGGTTTTCTTAGCCGCTTGCGGCGGGAAGCTCTACAGCCTGTGGAATGAGGACACCGGAGAGTATGAAAAGACCGAGCTTGGCGATATAGACTGCACCAACGATGTTCACTTTTTCGGCTTTTCCGGCATTGTATACATGCTCAACGGAGTTGAGTACAAGCAATGGAACGGTGAGAGCCTTGAGGATGTGCAAGGTTACATACCCTTGGTGAATATCTCCGTAGCACCGGACAACACAAGCCGGGAAACTCTCGAACAGGTGAACAAGCTCACGGGCAAGCGGAGAATGTGGATATCTCCTGACGGGGAAGGCTTGAGCTTCAAGCTGCCGGAGGAAAATGTACAGAGCATAGACTATGTAAAGGAGCTTGCCACCGGGAACACTGTAGACGCAAGCGCCTACACTTACGACCTTGCAGCAGGTACAGTGAGCTTCAACGAGGCATTGCCCAAGAGTGTAAACAGCCACGAGATAGGCTGGACGATGAGCACGGACTACAGGGCGCAGGTGGAGAGCATGAGGTATTCTGAGCTTTACTCCGGTTCTCAGGACACAAGGGTATTCATCTACGGCAACGGCACAAACGAGGCTTTCTATTCCGACATAGACTACGACGGGGAGCCGAGGGCAGACTATTTCCCCGACATGAACGAGATTGCCGTGGGTGATGCCAACACACCTATAACCGGCATGATAAGACAGTACAGCCAGCTTATATGCTTCAAGACCCACTCGGCATGGAGCATAAGCTACGGCCTTACCACACTTACCGATGAGTCTGTTGTAGCCGCATTTTACTCCACGCCCACAAACAGGATAATCGGTCATGAAGTACCTGGGCAAGTGGCTTTGGTGCTGAACGCGCCTTTTACCCTCCACGGCAAGGACGTGTTTGAATGGAGAAACACCAGCTCCTACAGTTCAAATCTCTCGGTTGACGAGAGACAGGCAAAGCGAATATCCGACAGGGTATACGCCACTCTTGGAGAATTTGACCTATCCCGGTGCAAATGCTACGACGACAACTACTCTCAGGAGTATTACATATGCGTTGACGGCAGAGCGCTTATCTACGGCTATGCGATAGATGCGTGGTACGTATACACCGGCTTTGATGCTGTGTGCTTTGCCAACAAGGACGAGAAGCTTTTCTTCGGAAGCAGCGACGGTAGGATAAAGTTTCTGGACGACAACTCCGAGACTGACGATGGAGAGCTTATAGACGCTTATTGGGAGTCCGGCTCAATGAGCTTCGGACAGGACTACATGAGAAAGTATGCAGCTACCCTCTGGATAGGAATTAAACCGGCGAACAGGGCGGCACTGACTGTGACAGTGCTGACGGACAGGGATAACACCTACGCAGAGAAGCTTATATCTGCAAATCTTTCCTCCTTTGCTGACGCAAACTTCGGCAAGTGGAGCTTTCTTGTAAACCGCCGTCCTGACATAACGAGGTTGAAGATAAAGGCCAAGAAGTTTGTATACTACAAGCTTATTTTGAAAAACGACACTCTGGACACAACAGCAACGGTGACAGCCGCCAGCATAAAGGTGCGTTATACCGGCTATGCCAAATAGGAGAAAGTATGGATAGTAACGATTTATCTCTGCTATGGTGCAAGCAGTACATAGACAAGCGCTTGAAGGGGATAGGCAATGTTGACACCAGTATAAAGCCGGGAAGCGTTGGCACCGCTGAGCTTGCGGACGGCTCAGTTACGCTGTTAAAACTTGCACAAGAAGTATTGGAACTATTTTACCAGCCAGGCAGCCTTTACATAAACGCAAACAACATCAATCCCAGGGAGCTGTTTGGTTTTGGCGAGTGGGTGCAGATTAAAGACAGGTTTATTCTTGCCGCTGGTGACACGTACCCAGCAGGGAGTACAGGCGGCGAGGCAACGCACACGCTGACCGTCAATGAAATGCCGAGTCATTATCATGCTATTTACATGGGTAGGGCCACTTTAAACCCGGCTGGCATTTGGGGTGTTTATGATGTTCAAGAATTAACGAATACGAGCAATAACCGGACTGAATATGCTGGCGGCGGAGCTGCCCATAATAATATGCCGCCGTATCAAGCCTTCTATGTGTGGATGCGGGTAAGTTAAGGAGATAAAGATATGGCATTAAGTCTATTTACTAAAAACATGAGTATAATTGCGCTTCTGCCGGATGAACCCAATGATGTGGGCGGCTTGAGCGCAGAGCAACTTAAAGAGAAGTTTGACGAGGGCGGCAACGCACTCAAGGAGTATCTGAACAAGACGCTGATACCGGAGGTAGAGGCGGCGATAGAGGCAGCAGCCCTCGGCGTATCCTCTGGCAGCGGCATTGACGGCAGAATAATAGTTGATGGCAGTATCGGCACAGAAAAATACGCCGCTGCATCGGTCACAGAGCCGGTTATAGCAGACGGGGCGGTGACAGAGCCTAAAATAGCGGATAGTGCAGTCACAGGAAACAAGGTAGCGAAAGGCAGCATAGGCAGAGAACATCTGACAGAAGATGCCATAATGCTGCAAAGCACGGACTTCCCCAACAAGGTAGTACCCGGCAGAGCATTAGCCGATGAAACCATAGAAGGAACAAAGATAGCGCCCAAAGCTGTGTACGGCAACAACATAGCAGATAAAGCCGTGACCGCAGAGAAGCTTGCTGACGATGCCAAGAGCAAGGGTGTTGCTGTGGTGCTGGCAGCGGCAGGATGGGCAAGCAAAAAGCAGACTGTGAACGTTTCCGGCGTGACCGCAGGCAACAATGTACTGGTCGCCGCAGCACCGGCAAGCCGAAGCGTGTGGAACGATGCGGAGGTATACTGCTCCGGACAGGGGGATGGTACTTTGACCTTTAGCTGTTCCTCTACTCCGAGTGCGGACGTGACCGCCAACGTGGTCATCTTGGTATAAGGGGGCGGGAGCATGATAATCAATCTTGGCGATGCTCCGTTTAAGGGCTTTATCAAGGTGACATATCCCAATGGTACGTGCACCGTCTCTCTTGGAGGCAAGAGCTTTACCCACACAGGCGGTGGTACACACACGTTTACGGTGAACAAAAAGGGTACGTGGACGGTGAAGGCGACGAGCAATGACGGGTACAATCTTACGGCACAAAGTACCGCAGCTCTCACCTATCGGGGTCAGGTGGCAAACGTGACGCTGAGTTATACACTGTGGCTATACAACAAGGGCGATTTGTGCTCTGCTGTAACCGGAGGTTGGAATAGCAACAAGTGGACATCTTCTTGGTACAGCCGAACTGGCACAATGACAAAGAATGCAAATTCAATCACTCTTTCATGCACAAGCTGGGGAACTTCGGACACCTCGGCACGGCAAGCAATAGAGGCTATCACTCAAAATAAAATTAATTTAAGTGGCTACAGCAGACTGTTTATCAAGGTTTCAAGCAGTCCGTCAAGCAGTTCTGCGGCGGACACCCTTCTTAGTGTTAAAGACAGTTATGCAACTTCTCCTTCCAGCAGCGTGAAACTGCAATTAGCTGGAGCAGGAACCGGCTTGTTATCTCTTGATGTTTCTGCAATAACAGGCAGTTATTATGTCAGCGTGTCGCTCGGTGCAGGCGCTGTAGGAACTCACACAATCACATTTGATGAGGTGTACTTGAGGTGAATATCCATAGAATTAACCAATGCTGGCTGACCACTTAAAGGAGGACACACATGATTTTAAACGGCAGTTATACAGACTCCACCAAGGAGCTTGTAGAAAGCTTCGATGAGGAAATAAACAAAAAGAACGCAGAGCTTGAGAACGTGCAGAGTGAGAACGCCGACATGAAAGCCGCACTTGAGGTTATGGAGGTAAAGCCTGAATGAAGAGCTATTACAATGGTGCTCTCCGCAAGCGAGAGACGATAGACAAGGCAGCCTCCATGCTGACGGATGAACAGGCGGTAGAGGTGAAGGAACTGTACCGGGAATGGGAAAAGCTCATAGGCCAGACCGTGCAGAAGGGCTATAAGTTCCGGCACGGGGACAAGCTATATAAGACCCTACAGCCTGAGTACACTTTTGTGGAGCAGTACGTACCCGGCAGCACAGGCACGGAAAGTCTATTCGCAGTTATCGACGAAGCCCATGCCGGAACACTGGACGACCCCATACCCTACGAGGGCAACATGGAGCTTGTCAGCGGCTTGTACTACATACAGGGCGGCATTATCTACCGCTGCACGAGAGATACCGGTATTCCTGTGTACTCTCCCCTCAGTGAGCTTGTGGGGCTTTATGTGGAAGTGGTTGACGACAGCGATAAGAGCAGCAGTGGATTGCTGACGGAGGACTGATAACATGAGCATACAGACAATATACGCAAGACTTAGACAGCTTGGAATGACGGCGGTTGGTGCTTGCGGTCTTATGGGCAATATGCGAGACGAGAGCGCAATGAGAGCCAACAACGCTCAGGACAGCTACGGCAGGAACGACGAATACTATACAGCCGGAGTAAACGCAGGCAATATCGGCTTTGTCAATGACGCTATTGGTTATGGACTTTGCCAGTGGACAGCACCAGACCGCAAGGCAAAGCTGCTTGCATATGCACGAGGTATTGGTACATCAATCGACAATGAAGATATGCAGACGGCTTTTGCTGTTAAGGAAATGAAAGAGGATTTCCCCGGCGTATGGCAGGCACTTCAAACTACCAACAGTGTGTATGAAGCGGCAAGAATAGTGTGCCTGAAATATGAACGCCCTGCCAATGCTGAAAGCAAAGTGGCGGCAAGGGCTGGATTTGCCAACCAGTTTTACATGAGCCTTGGCGGCATGGATGTATCACAGCCGAGCCGCCCCGACAACAGCCCCACAGGAGAACCGGGGGATGAAATATTCCACACACCAGCAACAGAGATTTTCTGGCCTCCTCGTGAACTGGCCTTTGGTATGTTCGGCGGGGATGTGGTAGCACTACAGGGCTTGCTTGTGGCGAGAGGCTTCAACCTGAATGTTGACGGTGATTTTGGGAACAAGACCCGCACCGCGACAATGGCGTTCCAGGCAGAAAGCGGACTCATCGGTGACGGTGTTGCCGGTAATCTCACTTGGGCGGCACTTCTAAAGCGTTAAGGAGATACGCAAATGGATGAACTTCAAAAGAAAAACAATATAGTTGACGGCAGCTATAACACGGCACGTACTGAGGCTATCAACCGGATGTATGACGCTCAGAAAACCGCCAGAGAGCAGGAGCTAAAGAGCGCATACGAGCAGAGCCTTTCCGCACAGCAGCAAGCACAGGACAAGATAGCCCCTCAGTATCAGCAGTCAGCCAATGACCTTTCCACCCAGTACGAGAGAAATCGCCGCAACTTCAACCAACAGGCAGCAGGAAACGGCATTAATACCGGAACTGCTTCTCAGGCGGCACTTGCGCAGAACAACGAATACCTGAGAGCCTTTGGCGGCTTGCGTACTTCCGAGAGCGAGGCTATAGCCGACTCCGAGAGGAAGAAAGCGGAGCTTGCCGCACAGTACGAGAGACAGAAAGCGGCAGCGGCAGCAGAGAACGCCTACAATCTCAGCGGCGCACTTCTCAACGAGTACAATAACGCTTACAACAGAGATTTGCAGAATGCACAGATAGCGGCGCAGTACGGCGACTTCTCTTTGTTCTCCAATCTTTACGGCAAGGAACAGGCAGATGCTATGCTTGCACTTTGGAAAGCGCAGAACCCCGACCTTGCCTACAACACAGGCCGCATTACCGCCGACGAATACTACGTGATGACCGGGCGCAGACCCGAAGGATGGACTGCAACAGGCGGACTTTCCCTGAAAGACCTTGTGGACGGCAAGCTGCCTGTGAGAGCATCGGCACCCGCAAGCGGCGGGGGTATAGATAACACTTGGGGCTGGGTCGCAAATCCATACACCGCAGCGGCAAAGGGCGGATGGGACCCCGGAAATCACATAGCCAACAGTGTTGCTAATACAATATTAAATCACGAGTATTTTTAATAATATAGGTATTATATATGTCACGTATTAACTCTAAAGAAGAACTTTATGCAAATTATACTCCGACAGAAATAAATCGGTTATATCACGAAGCAGTTAGTGGCATACCGTCAGGCGTAGAAATAAAAGGGCAAAACTCATCTGCTAATCAATCTCAGCCTACCCAAGCCGACAACGGCAGAGGGCGCTTTTCTCAGACCCGGCAGAGCTACCGTGAAAATGCAGAGCAGAAGAAAGAACAGCAGAGGGCGTTAGATGCTATACGCCCTCAGTTGAATTTTCCACAGTATGAAACTGTAGAGCAGACAAGGGCGGCATTGCAGGGCTTTGAAGAGAAGAACCGGGGGCATATGAACGGCCCTCTGAGTGAGGTACTTTACGACGCCGACGTAAAGAAATACACCGACCAGATAAATCTTCTCTCCAAGTTTGAAAGCGGTGAGCTTGGTGCAGACTTCTTCGGCAGAGGTCTTGACGAAAACATCCTTGCAGGACAGATGCAGAAGGACAAGGCCGCAAGGGAACAGCAGAGAGCAGAGAGCCAGTACGAAGCCGAAGTATCGCAGCGGATTTCCGATGGGCTTTCAACCGAGGGCACAATGAATAAGAAGTTTGCCTCACTGCGACAGTGGAAAAAAGCTTATCTTCTCTCTATTATCGCCGAGATAGAACAGGAAGAAGCACGAGCCGGAAACATCACCACTATTGAGCAGGAAGAAGAACACCGAAATAAAATACGGGAGCTGACAGAACGGGCCAACGCTTTTCAGAGCCACCTTAAAAATGCACCGCAGGCATATGTGGGCAGTGACCGTATGGATGCTATTTTCAGTTCTTGGGGCGATAAGACAGCAGCCTCTTACCTGAACCTTGCCGGTAATGTAGGTGAACAGGCCAAGCGTTATAATCTTGAGGCCGATGAGAATACTTATGCAGGCTTCACGCCACAGCAGAGAGCGGAGTACGACAGGCTCATGCAGCAGAGGGCGCAGCTTGAGGCGGCGAGGGCAAATGTAGCCACCTTTGAGCAGTCGGAAGAAATTGAAAAAGCTTGGAATGACATCAACCGTCAGCTTGAAGCCCTTGGAGTAAAGCCCGACCTTTCCGGCGTTAATAATCTCTATGCAATGGCAGACGAGAAAAATGCCGATTACATGAGCGAGTTTGCAAGGGCAAAGGAAGGTCAGAGCAAAGCTGAACAGTTTCTTATAGACGCTGCCCATACCGGTCTTGACATAGGCGCTGACGCACTGGCAAGCATGGCAACAGGCGGCATAGGCGGCAGGGTCAATATGGCTTTGCGT